ATAACGAGACCAATTGCATGAGCGTATCAACCGTGATTTCAAAGTCGACACCAATGCCATCAAGCGTGGCTGTAAGCGTATCTCCCACGGTATAGCCTGAGCCACGATTGTTGATCGTGACTTGTACCACTGAGCCTGCAACAACTTCCATCGTGGCCGTTGCGCCAGTGCCTGTACCACCTGTTAGCGTTTCATAGCTGTACGTGCCATCGGTATAACCAGTTCCCAAATCGGTAATGCTGACCTGGTTGATGGCATCTGCCGTGTTGACTTCATACCCTGCTTCAATTGGATAGCGGAATACTTGCGTGAAGTAGCCTGCAGATCGCTGCACACCATAAGCTTCGCCAGAGTCGTACCAGGTGTTTTCACGGATGTTATAAATCACGCAATCCGTGCATTCAACAGCATTGCCGCGTGGATAGAACCACCATACTTCACCAAACCTTGAAACTTTTGTGGCCCAGACCTTCTGGCGCTGTGCGTAATTTAAGTTATCAAAGAAGTAATTCTGGTTCATTGGATTGGGAACTTCTTTGACGACACCGTTATAAAGCAGGAATCGATCAGTGCCGATCCAGTAGTAAATGCCGTCGTATTCAATGGCTGCCGATGACGACAGAAATGACGACTGGCTTGTGATGATGTCATACCGCCAGTACGTGGTGGCAGCAAAATTCCCTGTGCCAGGCACACCAAGCGTTTGGGGCGTGAAGGACACGCGAATAAGGCTGTCTAAGGACCAAAATAGGCCGCTAGGCGCGTTGGAACCACCTCGGACGGGTAAACCCTGCAGGATCTTGCCCGTGGCCACATTGACCTCGTTAGCGTCTGCTGAGACCCAGTCATCAATATCACCTGCTGAGCAGTTTTTGATCAGGCCATCATTGCCATACACAAACACGTAGGGGTGCAGGGCAACCACACCGCCTGAGATTGAGACTTGATTGTCAAACGTCAGCGTGGTTGTTGATGTGGCCGTGGCATTAGCACTGAGTGTGACCGTGGTACCGACGATTGACACTACTGTGGTGGCAGCAGGAATGCCATAACCTTTGACCAATTGGCCTGCAGCAATCTTCGTGTTGATGGTTGCAAGCGTGACCGTCGCTGAGCCACTAGTAACCGTGCAGCTATCCACTGCAAAAAGTCCTGCAGCCCACAAAACAGTGCCCGATAACGGCCCACAAAGCAGTGGCGTATTGATGTCTGAATCAATGTTATCCAGATCCCTCGAAGGGTGGGCTAACAGCAAGTTGGTTTGATAGCTTACCGTGTCTGTGAACGTATCAAACTGCCAGGAATTGACATCAGACGCTGTAAATGGCGAGTCAATGGTTGCTACTTGCAAGACAAGGCCAGAGCCAGTGCCACCAATGTTTGTATTGGCCGTTGTGAGCAATTCACTGGCCACATAATGCACACCAAAGCCTGTGATCGTGGCTGCTGTAATTGCACCGCCCGTCACCGTGATCGTAGCTACAGCACCTACGCCTGTTCCCGAGGTGGTATAGCTCAAAGGCACATTGGTATACGTACCATCGGTATAGGCAGAGCCTGCATCAGCAATCGATAATGATGCAATAGGACCGCCAAAACTGTAATCTTGAAGGCCTGACCCTACGCCACTGTTATTGACAGGCAGCACTTGCAAGCCATCGCTGTAGCCGTTGTAGACGTTATTAAAAAGATTGCGGACAACTACAAAAATGCCCCGTGAGGGGCCTGCCAGATTATTGATGATCTCGCGGTAACCACCGATCTTGCGAGGACGGCCACGCTGAAATCTTACCCATCTGCCATCAGAGTAAAACTCTTTATCAAAGAGCGTCCCATCCCTTTGAATGCCAGGCTTGGTATCAAGTGCGAAAACCTTCTTGGTCATCAGAAGGTGCCCCCGCTGATGCCTGCTGTAAAGTTGCCAGTGCCCGTAACATTGATGCCATTTGCATCCACATCCAAGACTAAATTACTGAGAATAGAAACACCAAAACGCCCAGCGCCAGGCCTGTAAATGCCTGTGTTGGTCTCAGAGCCAAAGTTCAGTGATGGACTGCCAGCAGAACCATTAACCAGGCTAAAGGACGTACCGCCAGCCTGTGTGGTGTTGGCATTTAAGATGTTGGTGCCATCACAAAATACCGTGGCCTGGCCTGCTGCAGGCACCTGTGCATCACTAGCGCCTACAGCACCCGTTGAAATGGTCAACGTAAAGCCACCTGCCGTGGTCTGATTGCTGATCACATAAAAGTTAATCACGGGCGGCACAATGATGGTCACATCATTAGACAACGTGCCATTGAAGATCATGATCGTGTTGGCAGCTTCGTTGGCAGTTAACGTGTAAGTGCCATTGGTTACTGTTTTGGTCAGAATGCCAAACTCAAACTGCGTGCTGACACCATAGCCGATCGTGACAAACTCAGTGCCCGTGGAAACAATGAAGGCTGACTCATTGGGTGCAAATGCTTTAGTCAAACCACCGTCGATGGTTTGTGAGCCTGGCGCATCAAGCGTTAATGTTCCCGTGCCATTGTTCTTCAACAGCATGAACCAGTTATTTCCTACAGTACCAGCAGAAGGCAATGTGACCGTCGTAACGCCACCAGACCATACATAAGTCTTGGCGCGATCGCCATCGACAAAGGACTGACTTGCAATGACTGATTCAACTGGATGGCTTTGATTAAGCGTTAATCCAGATGCCAGCAGGCCTGCGCCAGCAAGGGTGGCAGCATCTGCACTCGAAGTGCCAGCGCCGAACTCGAAGTTGGCCCAAGTGCCAGCCTCAGTGCCATTGTTGGTCAGATAGATGTAGCGCGATGTGCCCGAGGCAATGGCAACAATCGTGCCCGTGCCATCATAGGTCTTGACCGTGAAGGTGTTAGCGCCCGTGTTTTTAATCAGCGCATCTTGGCCTACCGATACTTGATCGGCTTGTGGCATACGCAACTCAAGGCCAGCACTTGAGGCTGACACATCCATGATGCGTGCTGCTGGCGTATCCGTGGTCAGATTGCCATTGATGGGCCATACCAACTGCAAGTTGGCAGTCAGTGTGATGGACTCATACGAAACGTCAGTAGGCTGTACAACGTCGCCTGTAAACGGACTGGTATAGCTCATGATTAACTATCCGCGGCAATGGCCTGGCGATCAGCAATACGCAGCTTATCTTCAGCCATAAGGGTTTGTATGATGGCGTCATACTGCGCCTGCCAGATCGGTGTGCGCTCATCGTTTTTGAGGAATGGCATTGCTTGCAGCAGTGAGCCATAAAGCAATGCTTGAGGCGCGTACACCGTGAACCAGTTGGTTTGATTGGTTGAGTCTAGTGGCTGAACTCTTTCGTAATAAAGCACCTCGAAGGAATAAGCAAGCGTCGGCGTTGGAGCCACAAACCAGTGCGTGTAATCGTAGTCGCAGTAAAACTTAGGAACACCAGTCTGCGTCGGATCTGGCCAGTATTCACGCAGGTATTCATACTTTCGCAGCAAAACAGGATAACGCTTGCCTGCCACTGTGATGTTCATGGAAACCGTCTTGTGCCATCTTGCAGGCTTGTCGATAATTGGATTAGCAGCATTCATCGTGCTGTTTTGCACGGTCAAGTTACCAAGGAACTTGATCTGGCTTGCAATGACTTGCTCGGCAAGTCCGATGAAGGTGGGAATGCGAGCAACAGTCTCGGCGTCGGTGCGCTCCAGGTATTGCTGGATGTCTGTCACCAAGTTGTTGTAAGTCATTGCGTAGGCCATTACCACACCTTCTTCTTGATCGATTCGGGCTGGGGCACAAACTGCTTGCCTTGCCTCATGCCTTCGCGCTTGGCTCGCGTGGTTGCCGCGTATTCAGAAGGGGTGAGCTTCTCTCGTGCTGCCTTGGGCAAGTAACGCTCGCCAGTTGCTTTGGGGCCTTGCGTAGACGGCTTACCAGACTTCGTACCCCAGTCTTCCTTCGTCCACTTTGAGAGCGAATTATCCGCTTTTTTAGGCCCTTTGTAACCCCCACCCGAAGCTTTGTATTTCTGGGTGGCTAATTGGGCCTTACGGGCGCTCCATTGGCCTGGTGAGCCGCCTTTACCCGAAGCTTTGACTGAAGCAACAATGCGCTTCCATTTGGCCGGATCTGACTTGGTTGCTGAACTCATCGCATTAACGCGGCCTCAGCCGCCCTCCTACGGGTTAGACCTGGCAAAACCCTGCCAGCAGCTTTATTCCACTTCAAGCATTCATCCGCGGCACCATCCCAGTTATCAGCATCAATACGCTTCTTAAAGGTGCTAATCCTGTAATTGCCAAGCCCACAGTTATAGGCCCAGCTTGTAACGGCTGCCATACGCCTTGGAAGTGCTTTAGCAAGGCTTGGCGACATCTTGAGCAGTCCACGCACGAAATACTCAACATGATGGTCTAGGGCATCTTCACACTGCTCGATGGTCCATATCGTGCCAGGATTAATTTCAGGACCTGTAGCGCCCCAACCTATGGTCCATGGATGACCGCGAGTACCAGGATCAGGATAAGCCGTCACACGACCGTCAGGTAGGCGCTTTGCCAGCCCTTCAAAGGGCTTGATGAGTACATCCTTGCAAAGCTTCTTGGCTTCGTTCATGACTTGTTGTATTTCTCAATGCTGCGGCCAACAAACCAAAAGGTAAGCATCATGTTTAGCATGGCGAAGTCATCTTCGTCGTAGGACTTGGTTAAGACCTCGGCCCAGTTCGCATTGGTCTGGAAGGCAATCGTCAGACCAGCAGCTTTGACAGCCACATATACGCCAAATGCAATCCAAGTAAGACCGGGGCGGGTAATAGCAGTGATAAAACTAGCGAACCAGCCAGCCTCTTTTGCGGTCTGGGCCTGCTCCTTAAATGCCTCTTTAATCGTGTCCATTTGCTGGATAGAGTAGTCAACATACTTCTCCTCCATCTTGAACTCGCCCCTCATTTTTTCGAGGTCGGTCTGGAGTTGGAACATGGATAGCTCGTGCTGCCGCTCGTTCTTCTTGTCCAAAAACTTGAGGACTTCAGGGGCAAGCCGAAAGATGCCGCCAAAGATGGAGCCAAGCAAACCACCACCGAGTAGTTCAAACATGGTTACCCCCTAGCCGTTACGATGTCGGCACCTTTTTTAACCGTAACTTTGCTGCCTTCAACATCAACTTGCATAGGTGGTTCGGCACGGTCAAGCTTATCTAACCGGGTGATAAGGTCCTTAATGACTTCAAACTCAGGCTTTTCCTGCTTGGGTGCAGTGCCTGCAATGCCGTTTAGCATTTGAATAAGAGCAGTAAGTGAAGCGCCAAGAAGGCCCATAACAGCAGCAATTTTTTCGCCTTCTAAAAACAGTGATGCGCCAACACCCACAAGCACAATAAGGAAGATATACAGCAAGCCATCTTCGCCAATGGCCTTGCCAGCAACTTCCTTGGCAGAGTCCTGAGCCTTTAGCTCTTCAAGCCTGATCTTCGCTTGAGCCTTAATAACTGCTAACTCGTGGGTCTTATCGTCCATCATATGCCAAGCAAATTCTTAACAAACATGGCTGCAACACCAGGTCCAAGGAGGACCGCGGCAATCGTGATGTAGAGCAGATATTCAATACGCTGCATACGTTTTGAGCCATCAGCAAAACGCTTTTCGATGTTTTCATAACGGCTTGCACAAATAGCTTCGTGTACTGATAAGCGCTTGTCTAAATCGTCACTCATGATTAGTACCAAAATTTATGGCTGAGCTTTGAGAAGCGCTATTTCTGCTTGTAAAGCCTCTACTTGGGCTGCTAATTCCTGAACGGCTTTTACTAGGGGGGAGATAAACATTTCACGGCTGATGGCTTGAATACCATCTGACCCCTGATCCCAGCCATTGAAGGTTGTGCATCCTTCAGCATCTAGCGCTGCTTTAACCTCTTGAGCAACAAACCCGTGTATCACTGTTGTTGTGTCAACGGGATTGACTGGGTTGTAGTACGGATGATCCTGTGGGAGTTCATTCCTGGGCTTCCAGGTGTATTTGATTGGATTTAATCTTTTGATGAAAGACAAGCCTAGCGTATCTGGGCCAACAATGTTTTTCATTGTGCCATCAGATGTTTGCGTCCAAGTTGCATTGACTGTGTAAGCGTTATATATTTTTCCTGCATTACTACCTATAGTTACATTACTATCGCCAACTCCAACAAGTTTTGAACCAATGACAATTTGATTTGTTGCGCTAGCTGAATTGGCATCCGCCCCCGCTCCTATTAGGGTGTTACTTGTCCCAGTTGTTATAGCTGTACCGCCTGAGTAAGTGGCGCTTCCAGTAAGATAACCAATATAAGTGTTATCAGTGCCTGTGCTGTTATTTATGCCTGTGCCGTAACCAAAAGCAGTATTTTGGTTGGCGGTATTGCTATACAAAGAAAAATAGCCTGCTGCTGTGTTATACGACGCAGAAGTCACAGCTTGTAAAGCTTGGTACCCAACTGCTACATTTCTAGTACAGCCACTTCCCGAATCTAAAGCCCCGCTTCCTATAGCGACGTTTTCTGCTGCACCTACACCTATAGTTAAAGCTTGATATCCAAGTGCAACATTATTTGTTCCTGATGTAATGCCATTGCCAGCGTTGTATCCAACAAATGTATTGTTCACGCCGGTATTACTACTTCCAGCCCCGCTGCCAAGGGAAGTCTCAAAAGGTGTTGCTGAATCGGTTTGCCCTGTCAAACTTGTTGGGGCGGCGGCAGATGTCCACGTTGTACCATTGGATGTTAAAACATTGCCATTAGTGCCAGGAGCTACAAACTGAACGGCTGAAGTTCCATTTCCAAGGATTACATTATTAGCTGTAAGTGTTGTTGCGCCAGTACCCCCCTGAGCAACAGTCACAGCAGTTCCAGTGGTTAAAAATGTTCCAGATACATCCGGCAAAGTAAGTGTTCTGGAAGCTGTTAGCGTAGTTGGGGTGATTGTTGCACGATAACTTAAAGTGCCACCAGATCGGCCAGCAAGAATAATTCCGTCTTGCGTTGATGTAGCCGTGCCAAATGTTTGGCCTGTACCATTGTAAAAAGTGTTTGCCCCCGTAAAAGCATTATTACCCGCAAGAGTTACCGCTGGGGCTGAAGATGACCAAGTTGTGCCGTTTGAAGTTAAAACATTTCCGCTAGTACCCGGAGCCACAAATTGAACGGCTGATGTACCGTTACCAAGAATGACGTTGTTAGCGGTTAGGGTTGTCGTTCCAGTGCCGCCATTTGCTACACCTAGACCAGTTGTAAAGTTTATATCCGCGTTTGGTAGCGTTATGGTTCTTGATGCAGTAAGCGTAGTAGGTGTAATTGTTGCAGCGTAAGAGTTTGTTCCGCCCGCTCTACCGGCAATAACAACGGCGTCTTGTGTGCTTGCAGCTTCTGACCTAATTGCATTTGCTGCCCGGAAAGTTTGCGCGGCAGTGAAGGTTTGTGCTGTACCAATAGTGGCTAAGGTATCTGTAACCGCAGGTGCTGTAAGCGTTGCATTAGCTGCAATGCTATCTGGAGCTTTGATTGCTACGTAATTACTACCGTTGTCTGTATCCTCTGGTAGACGAATCTCTGCTCCTGCCGTAGCGTTACCAATAACAGTAAGCGGAGTGTTCAAAGATGCTCCACTTGCAAACGACAAAGTTCCAGAGCCGTTCGTTACTATGAACTGTCCTGAAGAGCCATCTGCCGTGGGATACAGCAAGTTGGCAGGATTGTTCATCAACCTAATGACGTTGCCCGTGGTGTTCTTGGCAAACAGAATCATCCCGCCATCGTTGTAATTGATGGCAAGTTCACCAGCGTTTAAGTTACCGGCTGAAGGCGCCGTGGTAGACGCCGTGTTGGTTCTGTAAAGCTGGATAGGCGTAAAGTTAGTGGCTGGCATTAGAATGTACCTCCGTCGATCACTGCCCACTCAGGGGCTGAAGCACCAGCACGAAGGACATAACCTTGAGTTCCTAGTGCTAATGTTGATGTTGTTGCACTTGCAGTTTGATAAACCAATGAACCTGCAGCACCACCTGTGACATTAGTTGCTGTGGTTGCTGTAGTAGCTGTTCCTACCGTAATCGTGGCAGGGTCTGTGTACTGAGGCGCTGTGCCGGAAGATGTCAGGATGTAGGTTGATGCGCCAATCCCGAGCTTACTGAGCGCCGTGCCCGTGGCGTAATACAGTAGATCGCCAGCCGTGTAAGTGGTGAGTCCTGTGCCGCCATTGGCTGTGGTCACAGTGCCTAAGCTGATGTTTGGCGTTGCACCACCAGAGGATGCTAAAGGAGCAGATGCCGTGACGGAAGTAACCCCTCCTCCGCCTCCTGAAACATCCCACACAAATGCAGACCCATTCCATTTAAGGAATGTATCCGTAACTGTCGGCGCAGTGACAAATGTGGTTGACCCAGCACCTGACTGAAACAAAATTTGATTCGCCGTACCACCGGCAATATTTGTCGCCGTAGTGGCAGAAGTTGCCGCGCCCACGGTAATAGTTGCCGGGTCCGTCCACTGTGGGGCAGATCCCGATGACGTCATGATGCGTGAAGCAGCACCGATGGCTAGCTTTGAGAGTGCTGTTCCAGCAGCGTAGTAAAGCGTATCGCCTGCTGTATAGGAAGATAGGCCCGTGCCACCATTGCTCGTGTTAGTTATTCCCGCACCCGCTGCAATGGCAGAAACAGTTGTTTTGACAGTCCCACCGTTTTGAACAATGGGAACTAACTCTGTGCCTGCTAATGCAGTGGCATCAGGTAACTGGGTAATAGTTTGATTTGCCATTATGGTGAAATCGCTAGTCCGTCGAGATTCCCATTGTTTTCCGGCGTCTGGGTATTGCCCTCTGTCGAAAGGATAATCGACTGCTGATCATTCAAGACCAAATTATTCTGGATAGCAGCCACAGAAACATCAGGCCTTGGAAAACGTAAGTTAATGCGCTCTGTCTGCCGTGCTGGTAGGCGATAAGGATCTTTTTCATCGCGGCAATTCTCCTCGCAAACCATCAACCCTGGAAAGTTAATGTCAGGGCCAAGGGTGGCGTGAGGGCGTTTCATGCGACAACGATCGCAAATTGCAATCGCGATGTCGCTGTAGCCCTCAGTGTCAAGGAACATTGGCATTATCGTGTCCTACCCTGAGATTCTAGAGTAGCGCGGCGCGATGCAACTCGCTTCGCAATTTGCTCAGCCGTCTGCTTGCGACCCTTGGCTGCGGCTGATAACTTAGCGCGAGTGTCATCAGAAAACGGAATGCCTTTGTTTGCTGGTACGCGGCCAATCAACCAAGGAGTAGAACGAGGAATGCCTTTTAATGGGCTTACATATCCTTCTGGTCGCACTCGGCCAAGTTCAAGCGTGGCCATCTGTTTTGGGGTTGCCTTTCTTCCAATCAGTGCCTTGCGAACCTTTTCTATGGCCTCTGGACTTTTTGGCTTTCCTTTGGCCGCCGCGGACATCTTTGCCCGTGTTTCTGCGGACTTAGGCTTTTTCAGGTAAGGTTTGGGAATGCCCTTTTTGTTGGGAATTAATTCATCTGTCAGGCCATTAATAATTCGGTTGTATGCCCAGCCATCAGCGGGATTGCCAAATATTTTGTATCTGACTAGATGAACAATCGCATGGTCAATTGGATGCAAAAGAACCAAATTCTCAGCGGAATTATCCCCGCCCTTATATCTCGGGGTAATGTGGTGCTTATGAAATCCTTCAAGCAGGTTCATTTTTCTAGCGGGTATATGGATTTATGTTGACTGCAAAGTAAATCGGGCTGCGATCGCGCTCTTCTGCCTCGGCAAGATTAAGATACTTTTCAGCCTGGCCTTCAAGGTATTGAATGCGATCCATCGGCACTTGGGGCAATTCCATGCTCATTTGATGTGCCAACATCCCTACTGTAGCCAAGTACCAGCGCTGCGGGATTTGCAATTCATCGGTCAAATCGCCCACATCCATGATTTGCTTGGAATACCAGACCGTCATCTGTACATACCACTCATTCGGCACTGGCCAGAGGTAAATTTCAGGCTGTGGGACCGTGCGATTGAACCAAAACTGGTAGGGCTGATTGGCCGTGAAGTTTTTGTTGGGCAAATTCGTGTAATCGTCACGGTTTAGCCTTGCCATTTGGATTTCACGCGAGTTATTGCCCACATAAAACTCACGCAAGGCCAGTGTTGTGCCGCCAGATGCCCTTACTCGGTAGTATTGGACGCTCTGACCGGGGTCGATGT